ATGGCATCCAGCCGGTGGCGCAGCAATCTCCCCCGATCAGCTTTGATCAGCAGATGAATATCATGCGCGAAATCGCGCAGAACCGTGTGAGTACACCGGATTTCGGGTTGACTCAGACATTGCAAAACTCGGAAAGACGCACGGCGACAGAGATCCAGGCGATTGGCGGGTTGTACCAGCAGAGCAGTGATTTACGGATGAGAATCTTCCGCATTGCGTTGGGCAACCTGTACCGGATGAGTTGGTCGATTTTGTTGCAGTACGACAAAACCAGCCTCGATTACTGGTATCTGGACACCGCCGAGCAGATCCCGCAGGAGGCGCTGCATGAGCAGTACGGCATCCAGCCCACCGGATCGGCGGATGGAGTCAACAAACAGTTGCTGATGCAGAAAGCCATCACCCGGTTCCAGATGTTCGCCAATGATCCGTACATCGACCAAGGCCAACTGCGAAAGACGATTTTGGAGAGTGACGATGCGACATTGGTCAAGCGTTTGTACATTGACCCGATGTTGACGCAATCGACCCAGGCGGAGGATCAGGCCAACGAGATCACGTTCCTGCGGTTGGGCTTCCCGGCGTTGGTGAAAGATTCTGATGATCACCTGGTGCATATCCAGACGGTGATGGCATACATCACTAACCGTGCTGATACCGGCGCACCACCGGAACCGGCGGAAGGACAATTTCTCGAACAACACATTGGCGAACATTTGGAGAAGCTGAAAGAAGCCGACCCGAAGACCGGTCGCCAGGTTGAGCAGGAGTTAAAGAATTTATTTGCCCAGATGCAACAAGCGGTTGCTGAACAGGCGCAACAACAAAATGTGGAATCGATTGAGGAACCGATGGCGAATGTGGAAGCAGTTCCGCCAGGTGTTGCGGTGGTCTGATCCTCCCGAGTGGACGAACAGTCACGCCGCGCACTTGCAGACATTCATGAAGTCTGAAGTCGGGGTACAACTAAACTCCCACCTGCGAAACTTGCATTTCCAGAATTGCGACCAACTAATTTCGTCTCCAGGAGACCTGGCGTACCTCGTCGGGCATGCTGCCGGGTTCAAATCCGCGCTGGCGACACTGGACGGTATGGCATCGATACGGAGCCAACCGGAGGAGGAAGTGGTCGGGGTAACCGATGATTTGGCGTGGATGCGGGCGGCTAGTTAAATATTGTTATGGCACGAAAAAAAGGCGGAGCAAAACTGAGTTCGATGGCGAAGCGTCCCAAGATTCCGCCACTGTTAAAGCGACCACCCGCGCCTCCGAGTATTGGGCCAAAACCCAAACCCGGCGGGAAGGCTAAAGGCGCTATAAAGCGCCTGGGTGGGCTTGTCTATGATGCCGCTGAAGCGACAGCGAATCCCGCCGCACCGATTTGGAACAGGTTGGTTGGGCCAGAGTCGGGGTTGAACACTAAAAATTTGACCAGAAAAGTGCTACCGGGCCCGCTTAAAAAAATAGTGCCTAAACCGAAAGCACCATCCAGGAAACCGTCCAAACCGAAACCACCTAAAACGTGGCGCGACAGGATGAACGGTCGCAAAACCCGAAATTGAGATAAGAATTTATGTCTGAAGTGACGATGGAAAAACCAGTCGAGTTGGATGTCGAGCGCGAGCAATTGCTATCAGCATTGGCGGAAGCCGATGTTTCCGCGTTTGACACTGCGAACATTGCCCCGGTGCCGCAGGCCGAGGAACCCGATCAGGAATCAGTTGTACCTGAAGACAAACCCAGTGAAGAAGTAGAACCGGAGAAACCGGCGGACGATTCATCGTCCGGGGAGGAAAAGCCCGAGCAAACGGAGGACGAGGAGAAATCCCAGTCGAAGTATGCCCGGGCGAAAAAGACGCAGGAGCGGGCTAACAAGACCTGGCGCGAGGTTAATGACGCGAAAGCGGCGTTGAAGAAAGAGCGTGCCGAGTTAAAGACCGAGAAAGCGGCTTATCAGGAACAGCAGACCCAGTCTCTGGCCGAAATCCAGCAAAGGTCGGCAACCAGTCGTTATTCAGCCGAGGAATACGAGGCGATAGCCAAAGAGTTCGAGGATGAAGGCGACCATGCGAATGCCGAAGCGGCGACAGAAGCGGCGAAGCAGGCGCGGGTGGCGGTTACTGAACAGGACGCAAAAACGCAGCAGGCCAAGTTTGTGGCCAAGTGGGACGCAAACTGGAAAGCGGCGGCGGCGGAGCATAAAGACTTGAACGATCAGGACAGCAAATTGTTCCTGATGGTCAATCAGTTGCTTCACAAAAAGCCGGTTCTGACGCAGTACCCCGAAGGCATCACCGATGCAGTCGATGGTGCGACGTTGTACCTCCAGGCCAACCGGGCCGAATCACTGGAAAAACAGGTCAGCGATCTCAAGAAGCAGGTCGCTGAATACGAAGAAAAAACACAACTGAACGGAAGCCAACCCGGAGGAAACATCCTCGAAGTTGAAACTTTTGACAGTTTACCGGTTGATCAGCAACGGGCGGAATTGATGAAAGCGATGGAGACAGCGGATGACACCGGGGTTGGCATGTTCGCAACAAACTAATTAAAAAATAAAATATTATGGCAGGCAGGACTCTATCAACGACATCTGGCATTACTGATCAGATTCAACGATATTTAGACAAGAAATTACTCACACAAACGCTCAAGAGCATTGTTCTTGATCAGTTTGCATATAAGGCACCGTTACCCGGTAAGGCGGGTCACAAGACGATTAAGTTCTTCCGCTACCCGGAACCTTCAATAACGGATGTGCTTGGTGTAACGGAAGGCACACTGCGGACACTCGATCAATCCAAGCAGTTAAGCCTCCAAACGGTGGACGTAAGTCTCGCTCAATTCGGACAGACGGTTACGATCAGTGATCTGCTTTCCGCGACCGAGCTTTTCTCGACGATGGAGCAGGCAACCGTCCAGAACGGGCAGGACGCAGCACTGAAAGTTGATTCTGAATTGCGCGATATCTTGGGCGAATCGACGGCAATCGGCCTGCGCTATGCGGGTGCGGCGACCAGCTATGGGACAGTCGGTGGAACCGATGACGCGATGACTGCACTTGACATCCTCGATGCGGCGACTGAGTTGCGTGTCAACAACGCTCGTCCGAGTGGCGGATACTTCACGGCCATCATGGCACCGGAAGTTGCCCGCGATCTGATGAACGACGATGATTGGTTGGAAGCCAGCAAGTATGGCAACCCGGACAATCTGTTCAAAGGCGAGGTTGGCCGGTACATGGGTGTTCGTGTGGTCAGCACGACCAATCCGTTTAGGCAAACCACACAACATATTTACGCAGCGTCAGGTGCCAACTACTCGACATTCGTTGTGGGCGACCAATCGTATGGCGGTGTGGATCTAACCACGATGAGTGCGTACTCACCGAAGATGATCATCAGTCAAGGTGCGGACAAATACGATCCGTTGGCTCAGTTCACCACGGTCGGATTCAAGTTCTACTACGGTGCTGCGATAATCAACTCGGCGCACGCGGTGAACATCTATTCGGTCACCAATTACAGCTAATCAATAAGCCTGGGGGGTTAATAGCCTCCCGGGCGTTTTATTATGCCTAAAATAGATATTCCGATTTCCGCGCTTCAAATCGCGGACGAAGACGGTTCCATGATTGTCCCGGCAGTCGGTGATGCGGTTAGTTTCACCGTCGAAGGTTCGGTTGAATCGATTGGCGACGAGTATGCCTCGGTTGGCATGGAGTCGGTGAACGGTGAACCGGCGTATGCCGAGGAGGTTGCGGATGAAGCAGTGGCGGACGATGTCCCGGATCGGGACGAACTGGTTGCTGCGATGGAAGAAATCGACCAGGCAGGAGGATTATAAAAAATTATGAGTAACCTATTAACAGGAAGACCAAGAGAAGGACGGCGCATTGCCAGCGTTTCAACTGGTGTCGGCAATGCTAAACCGATTGAAATTAAGGCGAGCAACGGTGACGAGAGTACGGCAAACAGCGCAACTCCGTTTCTAAAGTTCACAAACGCCAGCACTGGGACTGGAGGATCAACCGAGAACGGTTCCTTCAACATTACAACCGAGGATGTGGGAAGCAATAGCGATGCTTTTGGCATTTTGGTGCAGGTGAACGGTGTGCAGTGCTGGTTGCAGGCATACGCCACTGCGTAATGCCGTTGTTCGACTTCGAGAATCGCGAGACCGGGGAGGTGCGAGAGGTTCGTGCCACCCCGGATCTCGATAATTTTAGTGATGGAACAGGCACCTGGTTCAAGTTGGGGGTGCAACCGAGTTTTGCGATTGGCGGGATGCAAGCAGTCCCGACTCAGTCGCAGATGATCAAGCGCGGGTATTACAAGCAGGAACAGAACGGCTGGAAAAGCGGGTACAGCAAAAACAAAGTAAAGAAGGTTTGGGGGTTATAGATTATGGCAAGACAAAATGATGCATTAGCGAATTTTAGTGGAACGACAAACAACGTCCTGACGTTGACACTTGCCGACACCGCATATGCGCTAACAACGACAGATATGGCACCGGCATTCTGTATGGTTCAGAATGTTGGGACTGCGCCGGTTTATGTTCGTTTAACGAGCAACCCAGCGGGGGCGGCAGTAAGCACTTCAAACTACACGCTGATTCTGGCGGCGGGAAGCACGGCGGCAGACGGTCAAGGCGGCACATTAAATTTAGCCGGTTACACGGAGGAACTGTCGTTTCTTTCCAGCACAGCCGGGGCGAAGGTCAACATTTCGTATTCAGGCCGCCAAGGAGATTAACCGATGGGACTAGCAACTTACACATACAACCGCTCGACGAGCGGCGGCGAGATAATAACGCATCTGGTCAACAGCAGTGATGGCCAAGGCTTGGACTTCGCAAACGGTGCGCTTCTTCAGCTTGAATATGAGGCAGGCGGCGTATTTGGGACAAGCGACTTTTCGATTGAGTTCATCATTGACCAGTCATCTGGCAATTCGAACAACAAAATACTTTACACTTCCGGGGGCAGTAACGAGTTTCAGGTAACAAGCGAAACCGCATCCAGCAAGATAGAGCTTACGTTCGATGGGGCGGATTACGATTTCTCGTATGATATGTCCGCTGATTACGGTTCTCCGGTTCATTATGTGATGACGTTCGACCGGAGTGCTTTGGCGACTTTGTATAAGGACGGCAATTCGGTTGCAACCGTTGACATTAGCGGATCGAGTGCGGTTGATTTGGACAACAGTGGCACGGCAGCCGGTTATCTTGGTGGCGTATCGGATTACGGAGTGACCGGCGTGTTTTATCGCTGGAGAACGTGGAAGAAATTGCTTTCGGCGGCGGAGGTTACAGCTTGTTATGAGAACACTTCAGTGCCGATTACGGATCAGTGGAGCAACTGCGTAACGGATCTCGATTTTGCGTTTGCGAACCCGGAAATGTCGTTACAGATCCAATCTCGATCTGGCGCGGGAGACGCAACGGCATCTGTCGGAGTTTCGCAAGTCACGCCGATTGAGCAGTTGAACAGCAAGTCTGTTAGCGTCTCAAATGCCACACAGCGCACACCGGCAAATGGGGATATTGTTGCAGACCAAGTTGGGGTGGGGATTGTGCCAACCGTGCCTTTGGATGTTTCTAACGGCTACGTTGCGTTCAAGATAGGTGCAGACAGTAATGTTTCCACCCGCACCAATGTCACGGACAAACACGGGCGAATAGGTAGCCAGCACTACACCAACGCAGAGGAGCCGGTTGGCATTGCTTATGTTAAATCGACCAACACAGAAAATTCCGTCAGGATTGGCGGTGGTTCTGGTTACTTAAACGCTGCGACTGATGTTAAATTTTACACAGCGGCGAACGCAACTACGACAACCGGTACAGAACGCCTCACCATCGACTCGGCTGGTCGCGTGGGCGTGGGTTGTACGCCAGAAGCGTGGTCAAGTGGCCGCTCAGTAATTCAACTAGGTGGAGGTGGCGTCTTACTTGCGGACGATGACACAACTTCTAATTATATGAATATGGGTGTTAATATGTACCACGATGGTGCGTGGAAACGTATTAACGCCGGGTATGCAAACAGAGTTCAATGTGACCAAGCTGGCATACACTTATCCATCAGCGAGACCACCGATGCGGCTGATTCAGCAATCACTTTTGTTAAAGCTTTGACTTGCGACACGGCTGGCTTCGTGGGGATTGGCGGCACGCCAAGCGCACCGTTGCACGTTTATCAAACTGCCGCTGATGATAACGACACGGCTGTAATTCTTGAAACCGCCAATGCTGCTGAAAGAACAAGATTGCTGTTGAGGAATGGGTCAGCAATAGACGACTTTGTTTTTAACCTAAAGTCGAACGGGATGCACTTTGGCTGGGCTTCAAGTTTGGAGGAGATGACCATCTCAAGCGCGGGTCTTTGCTCGTTCACGAACGGGATTAACTTGGGCAACACGGCAAGCGCAACGGCAACAACTTTGGATGGCTACGAGGAAGGTGTTCACCAGACAACGGTAACTTGCTCAACATCTGGAACCGTGACGCTCAACGCTGGCTACGATGAACTGGGATATACACGAATCGGCAGAATGGTTTTCGTCACCGGCTACTTGCTTGTTGACAGTGTTAGCTCGCCCGTTGGATATATGAAAATCAGTCTGCCGTTTTCGTCTGCGAACGCGCCCCAATCGCGAGCAAGCGGTGTCGTGACTGTACACGATACCGTTGGCGCTAACATCAGCGATTTTGTTCAAGAAATACACCAAAATGTGGCTTTTATGCGCGTCTATTTAGGTGACGCAACGGGTGTGCAATCAGATTCGGCGGAGCAGATGCAAGCAACGACTAATTTTCGAGTTAGTTGTTTTTATTACACGGATGACGCATTTTAAAATTTAGAATTATGGCATTAGAAAAACAAATAGTAGTGGGTTCACTCGGAGTGAACGAAAACGGCACAATCAACGTGCGAACCGACACGGTAATTCTCGACGATGGAGTGGAGGCAAGCCGTTCACATTCGCGCAAAGTTCTCGCCCCCGGCGATGACGTAAGTGGCGAGGATGCGAAAGTTCAAGCGGTTGCTGGCGCAGTCTGGACTGATGAAGTCAAAACTGCATACGCAGCGGCGCAAGCGGAGGAATCACCAGCGGAGGAATCAGAATAATGATTGAAGTATTAACAACACCAACACCGGAGTTAAACGTGTCGAAAGTGGCGATCAATCTCACCTCGGCACAAGAGTTTGGGATGCAATTTAGTCTGACCGGATTCGGTAAATTTAAAGACTCGGAAGGCGCAGATATTTGGGGCAGCAATCCGCTTGTCTCGACGCTTCTTTCAGTGACCGGAAAATCTTGGTCTGACTGGGTTCCCGGTGCAGCACCGAGCGACTCGGATTACATTATTGATCTCGCGTTGAAACAGCTTGTGCTGACCCGCGCACCGGAACCAGAAGCCCCGGCAGTCGAGGAACCGGCTGAAGAAGAAGCTGCCGAGTGATTGGCGGGAGAGGTGGGATGATTGGGAGCGGACACAGTCAACTTAATACAGACGCTGGGCTTCCCGGTAGTGGCGGCAGCGGCGGCGGGAGTGTTTGGGTACAAGATTGTTTTCTTCGTACTTCGCAATCTCTCCCAGGAGGTAAAGAATTTATACGAGATAATCGTCAAGTTGATTGATCGATTGAACGGACATGACAAAGAGACGAATAAACTCAGTCGCGAAATCGCTCAATTACGATGCGAGGTCGGCAGTTTTTACAAGTGCATGGGAATCAGTCCGAAGAAACCGGTCAAGCGGATCTGCGATGAGTAGGTGGTTGACGGTTATTGGGCTGAGCGCATTGGCGATCATGGCGGGGGTCGGGTGCAAGAGTTTGCCGGGAAACCTGGAGGTCGATACTCCGTTTTTTGACATTGAATATACGGGAGACGCGAAAGGTTGAATTTTGA